TACCGTGGTGTCTCATACGACACTGATACACGCAAGCAAGTTGCAGCATCTCAAAAGGTTGAAGAAACCTATAGAGGTATTAAGTTCCAAAAAGAACTAGCATCTGCTTAAACTAAATCAAAAAGAGGGGTTGACACCCTCTTTTTTTTATGCCATAATATATTTGTTGGGTTGACGAACTCGACACGGGAGTGACCGAATAAACTTGCTGGCATAAGGCTAGTTAAGGTGATGAGACACAGGTGGTGCTGCTGGCAGGAATGTCAGAATCGACCTACCAGTCGGGTCTCAGATAGTAAGGTAAAAATCTACTCAATGTAGCAATGCCCCTTACTTGTTGGTAAACATGAACCCAACCTCCCACCACAAATATTTTGATAGAGGAAATGGATAGTAATATTAAACTTGTTAGTGTAACACCAGATGCTGAACAGCACATGGCATATGTTGCTCGTGTTAGTAATCCTAATAACCAAGACAATGATAAGTTTGCAGGATTACTGAAGTATTGTATTAAACACGGTCACTGGTCAGTATTTGAACAAGCATTTATGACGGTAGAGATTAATACTACTAGAGGATTAGCAGCACAGATATTAAGACATCGTTCATTTACTTATCAAGAGTTCTCTCAAAGGTATGCTGATAGTAGTATGTTAGGTGATGTTATCCCTTTACCAGAACTACGTAGACAGGATGATAAGAACAGACAGAATAGTATTGATGACTTAGATCCTCTTATGGTAGAAGATTTGAATCTTAAAATGCAGAGACATTTTGTAGATGGAATGAAATTATATAAAGAGATGCTGGATGCTGGTGTTGCAAAAGAGTGTGCAAGATTTGTATTACCTCTTGCTACTCCTACAAGAATCTATATGACTGGTAGTGTACGTTCATGGATCCACTATGTTGACCTACGTTCTGCACATGGAACACAGAAGGAGCATATGGTAGTAGCAGAGGGTGTTCGTTCTATTTTCTCCGAACAATTTCCTACTGTTGCTCAGGCTCTTGACTGGGTTTCATAAATAATCGTAAACCTTATTGTATTGATATGGCGACATACCCTGTGGTTAACACAAAAACTGGTGAACAAAAAGAAGTTGTTATGAGTGTTCATGACTGGACTCAGTGGACAGATGACAATCCAGATTGGTTGAGAGATTATTCTGATCCCTCTACATTTCCAGGATTTGGAGAAGTTGGAGACTGGCAAGACAAACTTCATAAGAAAAATCCTAGTTGGAATGAAGTATTAAAAAAGGCACATAAGGCAGGTGGTATCTCCGCAAGGTTGGCTCAAGATAAAAATATTGGCACAACCCAAGGTTCAGATTATGATGATTAATTAATATGACAAGAAAGAAAAAGACCGCAGATCCAATCGGTGTAGGACTCACCGCAAAACAGATGAAGAGAAAGAAACCAATTAATACAGACTTGATGAGAGACATTGAGCCTCTCACCGCCAATCAACAGAGTTTATTTGATGCCTATGCTCAAGGTAAACATCTTGTTGCATATGGTTGTGCTGGTACAGGTAAGACTTTTATTACTCTTTATAATGCATTAAAGGATGTCTTGGATCCTAATACTCCTTATGATAAAGTTTATATTGTAAGGTCATTAGTTGCTACAAGGGAGATTGGATTTCTTCCTGGTGACCATGAGGACAAGTCATCTCTTTATCAGATACCTTACAAGCATATGGTAAAGTATATGTTTGAGATGAGAACAGAAGCAGATTTCCAAATGCTATATGGAAATCTTAAAACTCAAGGGACAATTGACTTCTGGAGCACCTCATTCATTCGTGGTACAACATTTGATAAAGCAATTATTATAGTAGATGAATTCCAAAACTTGAATTATCATGAACTTGATAGTATAATGACAAGAGTTGGTGAAGATACTAAGATTATGTTCTGTGGTGATGCTACTCAAACTGATCTTCTTAAACAGAATGAAAGGAATGGAATCCATGATTTCATGAGAGTCCTTCGTTTAATGTCTTCGGTTGACATTATCGAATTTGGAGTGGAAGATATTGTTCGCTCTGGATTAGTTAAAGAATATATTCTTGCTAAGATGGAACTTAATTTATGACCTTTGAGCATTGTAATTTTCTTGGTGATCTTGAATTAGAAAAAAAAGAAACGCCTGGATGCCGACTGTATCATCTACCAGATGGTCAGTGGGTTCCTTCTATTACATCTGTAACTTCCTTTTATAATAGACAGATCTTTATCAATTGGCGTAAGCGAATTGGTATAGAAGAAGCAAATCGTATTACTAAGAAGGCAACTGCTCGTGGGACTGACTTCCATGAGGCAGCACAGGCATATCTAGAGAACAAAGAACTTAACTGGGATGATTATAGACCAGCAACTAAGTTTATGTTTCATCATGCTACACCATATCTGGATAAGATAAATAACATACACGCTATAGAAAGAACCCTTTACTCTGAGTACCTTGGTCTTGCTGGTAGAGTTGATTGTATAGCAGAGTATGAAGGTGAGTTAGCAGTCATAGATTTTAAGACCTCTGAAAAGATTAAACCTGAAAAATGGTTGGAAAACTATTTTGTTCAGGAAACTTTTTATGCTGCTGCTTACTATGAACTAACAGGTATCCCTGTCAAGAAACTTATCACCCTCATGGTAACTCCTGGTGGTGAAGTAAAAGTATTTGACAAAAGAAACAAAGGGGATTATATTAAACTTCTGGTTCGTTATATTAAAGAATTTGTATCAAACAATTTGGGAGCAGAGAATGTCGAAAGATGAACTAGCAAAAGTATTAGAGAGTAAGTTTTTCTCTTCCGCAGGTTTTGCAGATGAAATTGAAAAACTTGTGCAAGTTAATAAAGACATGAATTACATAGATGCCATCGTTCATTTCTGTGATAAGAATAGTATTGATGTAGAGTCTGTACCTAAACTTATACCTAAACCCTTGAAGGAAAAGATAAAGTATGAAGCATCGGAGCTTAACTTTTTAAAACGCAGTTCCCGTGCGAAATTGCCGATTTAATTCCAAAAAAGTCGAAAAAAAATCCCGTCAATTTTTTACCCCTATTACCTTTTTTTGTCATGGATAATGTATTAGAAATGAAAAAACTTTCACCAGGCACTACGTGTCCAGTGATGGTTGCGAAGATTCCTAAACAGATTCAGAAGGAGATTGATGGATGGATAAATGAAAGTAAGAAGTTTAAGAATCATCCATTAGCAGCATTGAAAGCCCATGAGAATGCAGGTTATCTTACTATGGATGGTAAGAAACATAATTCATATCAGTGTTCTATCTCTCCTCATTTAATTGAAGAATCATTTTGGTTGGCATGGGTATTGAGATTGACTGCAAAGTATTGGGGAGCAGGAAGAACTAATAGATTTTTTAAAATAAGAAGTTGGTCTGGGCATTTTGATGGGTATGATATCTGGACTAACTTTGCATATAAAGGAGATGATAATCCACAACATAACCATGCAGGATTTCTTTCAGGTGTGATATATTATAAGAATCATGGTCATCCTACAATTTTTGATGAACATGGTGTAGGATATGAAGGTCTCGATGGAACGATGGTGATGTTCCCATCAAGTACTTTGCACCATGTAGAACCACAGACTGTTAATAAAGAAAGAATTACTTTAGCATTTAATATTATTGAGTTGCCTTTAAATGTTCCTGACGAATTGTGATGCCATTTGATGCTTACCGTTGTTATCTCTCTCTAAAAAATCACTTCACTAAAGATCATTACGATTATATAAAGTATCGTGGTAAGACCAGAGCAACAGTCCAAGCCTTTTATAAGAGGAAGGATAGATTTTGGTTTGAGAAATTTGCAAGATCGAAAAATGATAAAGAAGTAGAAGAGTTCTTTGTATCTAATTTTATATACTCTACTGATCCAGGTACTATGTGGATTGGTGAGATGATAAAGGAAGGAGAAGGAAGGTATCAAGAATGGCAGAAAAAGGTACAGTCTCTTTCTTATATTTTTAAAGAAGAAACTAGTAATCTTTTTGCTGATGATAATTTTGGTGCTATGTTTGCAGTAGATCCTCCTCGTCATCCTACTATTCTTAAAGAATACTTGGGTGGGAAGGTATCACTTGAAACTATGGTGATATGTGATAGAATATTAGAGTACAGAAAGGATTGGGACAAAAAGTTAAACGACCCTGTGTGGGAAACCGTCAGTCGTAAGATAAAAAAGTACAGTCCCTTCCTAAATATAGATGTACCCCGTTACAAAAAGATTCTAAAAGAGACTGTCCTATGAGTTTTTTCGACTCCGAAGTTGTTCGTGCTGAAATGGCCGAAATCAATGAACTTCAGGAAGAAATATATGGTAATGTCTTCAAGTTTCCTACAATGAAACCTGAAGATAAGAAATATCATGTAGAAATTCTTGAAAGACTTTTAGAAAAACAGAGGATTCTTTATACTCGTTTGAGTTTATCAGACGATCCTTCTGCTAAGGAAATGAAAGATAGAATTATAGAATCTGCATCTATGATGGGACTTCCATCAGGAACGGATATGAGTTCTCTCTTTAATAATATGTCTCAGGCAGTAGACATGATGAAAAAACAGATTGACAAGGATCTTTAAATCTTTTATAATAGGTACACACAAGCCAAATCTAAAAACAAACTAAATGTCATTTAACGACTTAAAAAAACAATCCTCTCTAGGATCTTTAACTCAAAAACTAGTTAAAGAAGTGGAGAAGATGAACACTACTAGTGGTGGAGCAGATGAAAGACTCTGGAAACCAGAAGTAGATAAAACAGGTAACGGTTATGCCGTTCTCCGTTTTTTACCAGCACCAGAAGGGGAAGATATCCCTTGGGCAAAAGTGTATTCACATGCATTCCAAGGACCAGGTGGTTGGTATATTGAAAACTCTTTGACCACTACTGGTGGCAAGGATCCTGTATCAGAGCACAATCGTGAACTCTGGAACAGTGGTAATGAATCAGACAAGGATGTTGTTCGTAGACAGAAGCGTAAGCTTTCTTACTATGCAAACGTCTATGTCGTCAAAGACCCTACCAATCCTCAGAATGAGGGTGGAGTATTCCTCTACAAGTTTGGTAAGAAGATCTTTGATAAAGTTATGGAAGCAATGCAGCCTGAGTTTGAGGATGAGTCACCGATTAATCCTTTTGA